AATCCGGACGGCTCGGCGTACGCGCCGCGGAAGGTAAAGCGCGGCGGCAAGCGCCTGCGCGAGAAGGCCGGCCGCGTGAAGCGCGAGGCGATGTTTCGGAAGCTGCGCGCGGCGCGCTATTTGCGAATCGACGTAGACGACGCCGGGCTCGCGATTGGTTTCGATGAGCGGCTGTCGCGCATCGCCCGCGTCCACCAGGAAGGGCAGAAAGCGCCCGTCGAGCCGGGCGGCCCGCTCGCGCAGTATCCGGTTCGCGTCGTGCTCGGCTTCGCGGACGCCGATCGCGAGCTCGTGCGCGATCGGCTAATACAGTATCTCAACCGATGACACACGCCGCCCAGATCGGCGGCGTAGAACGAGCGAAGTGCACTGACTGCGAACTTCCCTCTATTTCTTGCCGGCACTCACGAAATCATTGGGTGGCATGACGCCGAGCAACCATGAAAAGTCCTGCTTTGTCCAATTGGTTAACGGGGCTGGCAGTCCAATCGGCTGCGTCCCCGGAAAGGCGCCGAAATATGGATTTTGGACAATTGGCTTCGTATCGCTAGTAAATGAAGCATAAGCATGGCAGGTCATGCATGACGCTTTCTTCGGAGCCACTCCTGCATTAAATTCTGTAAATGAATTTCCTAGCAATACCGGCTTCCGGACAGGAGTATCAACCCCCGAAGTATAATTTGTTTGCACCCCAACCAAACGATAATTTTTGAATGCAATCGAAAGGTTGGCTTTATCAATTAAGGTATCCAAATCGGCTGTTCGAGAAGTCACTTGGCCGTTGCTAATCGGAGGGCTTGACCCCCATGGATCGTTACAATTTGAGTAGAGGTCTGATTTGCAGCGATTCGGATTTGTAATTTCACTCTGGGGTTCGAACGTGGCCCACACCCAATTATTTGTTAACTTTGAATTCAAATGGAAGCTGACCATAGCATAACACACGCCGTCAATTTTCTCCAAATAATATTCTTTAGAATCAATATCGCAATTAAGTTTTTCCTTGATTGAGCTGGCTGGCAGCCAATCCACCTTAATCTCGATGGCTGTTCGAGGAAAATTGATCTTTCCGTTGTTAGCGACATAATCTTTCTGCCCAGGAAGAGTTTGCAGACTATATTTGACGCTTTTCCCAGATGGAGAGGTAATAAAATCCGCAGCATCTTGATTGACATGCACCTCTTCACAGAACTCTGGATTCTTCGTCAAATTTTTTGGCACGAAAGGCAAGAAAGCGCCAGACGGCGCGTTATCTTTTGTCGTCATTGGCTGACAGGTTTTCTTAAAATCAAAATTTCTCGTTGCAAGTATGCTGGCATGCAAGCGCGTTTGATTAGCATTATTGGTGCAGTCCTTTTTGCCGCTCTTTAAACAATCTTGTTCCGGCCAAGTCTCCCATGTGAGAGGAAGATCGGCTTTCCCGGAATCGCAGTTAGCGGCAACAAAAATCTGCCATGCCAAATGTTGATATCTATTATTCCCATCTGGAATTTTAGTTGGGAGCTTGCAAGCTGCCGGATCTCTGGGCTGACCGGCATATGTTTGTGTGGAATACAAAGGAATAGTTGAATAAATTAATGCAATAGCAACGGGAATCGCATTGAGCTTCTTCATGCTCTTACCCTCCCTATGGTGGATTGCCCTGTCGCGGCACAGTAAACTTCGCCGCCATTCTGAAAATTGTGGGAAATATATCTCTACTTAAAATGTCCGACTTTCCTTAATCGCCTTAATGGAGTCGATCAGTATTCGATGATATATTGATCGCAGCGGCGTTATCCGGCAACTACCTGTTTTGGTAGAGCCATCGCCTCTCAACAGAAGCGAAACGACGCGTGCATACCTACGTGCCGGCAACTGGGTCACCTGTTATTACGGTTTGCGCACTGATCGCACGCGTCCTTCAGGAAGATTGGAAAGTGCCCATCGAGCCGAGCGGGCCGCTCGTGCAGTATCCGGTTCGCGTCGTGCTCGGTTTCGCGGACGCCGATCGCGAGCTCGTGCGCGATCGGCTGTTACGCTACCTAAACCGCTGAATCGTTCGCTGCGGCATCGAGCCGGGCCGACGCGATCACGTGATACGCCGCATTCGTCTCGCATCCAATCCAGTGCAAACCGGCCTCGCGCGCCGCGGCGAGAAACGTGCCCGAGCCGGCGAACAGGTCGCACACGACGCCGCCGGCCGGCACGAGCCGCACGACCTCACGCGCCACGTCGAGCGGCTTCTCGGTGACGTGACGCTTCGGCAGCGGCAGACGCGACGGAAACACGCCCGGCAGATACACATCGCTGTCGCGCATCGCGCCGCGGCTTGCCCACACGACGAATTCGGCCTGCTGCGCGAAGCCGCCGCGCCGCGGTCGCGTGCGGCCGGGCGTCTTGTCCCATACCGCGACGCCGCGCAGGATCAAGCCGGCGGCCTGCACGACATCGGTCAGCGTCGGAAGCTGCCGCCAGTCGATGAAGCACACGAGCAGCCCGCCCGGCTTCAGCGCGCGTCGGCATTCGCTCAGCCACGCGTGGCACCAGAACGCCCACGCGCGCTGGTCCATGTTGTCGCTGTCGAAGTCCTCGTAGGCGGCTTTCGTGCCGCTGTTGATGTACTTCTCGCTCGGCGGCCGCGTGCGCGCCGACGTGTGCAGCCCCCCGGACGAATACGGCGGATCGGTGAACACCATATCGATTGAAGCATCGGGCAGCATGCGCGCCATCGTGAGCGCGTCCGTCGCGTGAAGTCGGTCGAGTAGCAGGGCAAGATCGGCCGCGGGCGCGGCGTCGGCAGGTTGAATCGTCATCGTGTTGCGAGAGTGAAAAAATGCGCGCGCGGCGCTCGCCGCACGCGTCGTTGCGTGTATCGAGCGGCCATTGTCGACGCACGTTTCACTGCGCGGATCACGAACGCGCTGTACCCGGCAGCACGACAAAGGCGAACGCTCGCATCACGCGCGAGCGGCCGGCACCATTGCCGGCATGGATGCGAACGAAATTCAACGGCAAGCACGCAACGTCGTGCGCAAAGGCTCGATTCTCGATGTCGACCACAAGGCGGGCCTCTGCCGCGTGTCGGTCGGCGAGTCGGACGACGACGGCCTGCAAACGAACTGGATTCCCTGGCTCGCGCCGGCGGCCGGTAACACGCGCGAGTGGTCGCCGCCGACGAAGGGCGAGCAGGTCGTCGTGCTCGGCGTGATGGGCGACCTCGCGCAAGGTGTCGCGCTGCGCGGCGTGTTCTCCGATACGTTCCCCGCGCCCGACAACCGGCCGAACACCCACACCCGCGTCTACGCGGACGGCGCGCGCGTGAGCTACGACCACGACGCCCATGCGCTCACGGCCGAGCTGCCCGCCGGCGCGACCGTGCGCGTCGTCGCGCCCGTGTCGGTCACGGTCGAGACGGAATCGGCGACCGTGAAGGCCGCATCGGTCACGCTCGACGCCGAGCAGACGACCTGCACGGGCGCATTGCTCGTAAAGGGGCCGCTTGCGTTCGAGTCTGGCATGACGGGCGCGGGCAGCGCCGGCGACGGCAACGTAATGCGCATCGACGGTGCGGCCGATTTCACAGGCGAAGTGCGCTCGATGGGCAAGAGCGTGCCGCACCACACGCACCAGGCGCGTGGCGAATCGGCCGAAGTGAGCCAGCCGCTATGAGGGGCATGAACGCCGTCACCGGCCGCTCGATTTCCGGGCTCGACCATCTCGCGCAGTCGATCGGCAAGATCATCACGACGCCGCTCGCGTCGTGCATCCAGCGCCGAGCGTTTGGCTCGGAGCTGCCCGACCTGATCGACGCGCCCGCCAATGGCGCGACGCGCATTCGCCTCTTCGCGGCGATCGCGACCGCACTGATGCGATGGGAACCTCGCCTGACGGTCACGCGCATTCAGATTTCGGCGGCCGCCACCGACGCGTTCGCGGGCCGGCAGTTCGTCGACATCGAAGGATGGACCGACGAGCGCGACGAGCTCGCCTCGCTGCGCGTGCCACTGTCGAACGGGGGCGCATCGTGAGAAGCACGCCCATCGATCTTTCGCAGCTCCCGGCGCCGGACATCGTCGAGCCGCTCGACTTCGAGACGCTGTTCGCCGAGCGCAAGGCGCGCCTCGTGTCGCTGTATCCGGTCGAGCACCAGGCGGAAATCGCCGCTACGCTGGAACTTGAATCCGAGCCCGTGACGCGCGTTCTACAGGAGAACGCCTATCGCGAAGTGCTGCTGCGCCAGCTCATCAACGACACGTCGCGCGGCGTGCTGCTCGCGTACCCGAACGCGTAGAAGACGCGATGGCCGATATCGCGACGGTGTTTGGCTGGACGCCGCGCGATATGGACGGCTTTGCTCTGGCCGAATTGATGGACTGGCGCGAGCGCGCCCGGATACGTAGCGGAAACGAGTAACGATGGACAACGCCCTCAAACTGCGCGTCATGTTCGACATGATCGACAACTTCACGAAGCCCCTGAAGAACATGCTGAACGGAAGCAAGGGGATGACAAGCGCCATCAAAGAGAGCCGCGAGCAACTCGCGGCGCTCAATCGTGAGCAGAAGAAGCTCGACGGATTCCGGGACTTGAAGCGTGGCATCAAGGCCAGCAGTGTCGAGATGCAACATGCAGGCGATCGGGCGCGACAATTGCGACTGCAGTTGGGCGCATTGGAGGAGCCCGCCCGCCGGAAATTTGAAAACGCGAGTCAGTTGAAGGCCGCACGTGCCGAATTCGACCGAACCGCCAAAGTCATGCAGACCATGAACAGACTCACGGGCAACAAGTCCGGGGCGTCTGTTCTGGCGGTTGAATATCGGCAGCTCGTTGCAGAGCAGCTCAAGGCACGGCAGGAAATCAAGCGACTCGAAGCCGAGCAGAAGAAACTCGCCAGCCAGACGCCGGTCAATGCGCACCAACTGCGCGCATTACAGCAGCAATATGATGCAGCGACACGTGCATCCGACAAGCTGCGACAAGCTCACGTCGAAAAGCTTCGATCTTTGCGAGATGCACGCGCCGGATTGACGGCAGCAGGCATCAGCACGCGCAATCTTGCCGAGCACGAGCACACGTTGCGCGCGAACATCGTGCAGACGACCGCGGCGATGCAGACGCAGACGCGCCAGCTCGAAATCATGGCCGAGCGTGAGAAGAAGCTCGGCGCGGCGCGCGGCAAGATGCAGGCGCTACAGGGCGTCGCCGGCGGCATGGCGATCGGCGGTTACGCGGCCAAGTCCGCCGGCGCTGGCGTCCTCGGCGGCTTGGGCGGCACGTTGGACGAAGCCAAGAAAGCGCAGAACGAAATCGCGCGCATTCAGGCGCTCGGCCTGGGCGAGCAGTCGACGCGGGACGCGGAGAAGTTCGCCCGTGGCATGAAGGTTCACGGTTCGAGCTACACCGACAATCTGACCATGATGCGCGACTCGATGACGATCTTCGCCGACGAGCATCACGCGCAGATGGCCGCGCCGATCCTGTCGCAGATGAAGTTCGCGAACGAGGCCATGTACGGCGCCGAGCATGGGGAAGAGAACGAACGCAAGTTCATGAACATGCTCAAGGTGATCGAGCTGCGCAACGGCACGAAAGACGAGGCGACGTTTCGTGACGAGGCGAACCGAGTCCAAAAGGTGATTTCGGCGACCGGCGGCCGCGTCGGGGGCGACCAGTGGATGGAGTTCATCCAACGCGGCGGCGTGGCCGCCAAGTCGCTGTCGAAGGACGCGTTCTTCTATCAGATGGAGCCGATCGTCCAGGAGATGCAGGGCGGCACGGCAGGTAACGCGCTGATGTCGGGCTATCAGAACTTGATCGAGGGGCGAACGACGGTGCGCGCCACGCGCAAGTTGATGAAGCTCGGCCTGCTGGACGCGAAGAAAGTCGAATACGACAAGAACGGCCACGTGAAGGCGTTCGCGGATGGCGCGCTGCTCAATGCAGAGCAATACAAGTCGTCCCCTTATGAATGGTTGCAGAAGACGCTGCTGCCGGCACTGGCAAAGAAGGGCATCAAGGGAGACAAGGCAATTCTCAGCGCGATTGGTTCGATCTTCACGAACCGGTCCGCATCGAACCTGTTCGCGACGATGTACTTGCAGCGCGACCAAATCGCGAAGAACGAGCGCCTGAACAAGGGCGCGGCCGGCATTACCGAACTGGATGACATTGCGAAACAGCAAACTTCCGGAAAGGAAATCGCGGCGCTCGCGAAGTTGAAAGATCTGAAAGAAGAGATCGGCGAGCGCGTCACGCCGATCTACAACGCCGCGCTCGACAAAACCCGCGAGCTGGCCGACAGGCTGTTGAAGACGATTAAGGCGCATCCCGAAGCGACCAAGGCGATTGTCGTAGTCGCCGCCGCGCTCGGCGGGCTGCTCGCCGTGATGGGAACGTTCACGATCGTCCTCGCCGGCGTGCTCGGCCCGCTCGCCGTCGTGCGGTTCAGCATGACGACGCTCGGCATGAAGGGCGGGCTGTTGCGTACCGTTTTCGGCGGGCTAGCATCGCTACTGCGCGGCAGCGTCGTTCGAAGTTTCTTGCTCGCATCTCGCGGCGCGCGGATGCTCTGGCGTGGGCTGCACGTCATGTCCGGATTCATGCGCGACGCAGCCGTGCGCGGCGTCTTGGCCGTCGCGCGTGCAGGGCTTTTCCTCGGACGTGGGCTCTCGATCCTCGCTTCGCTACTGCGCGTCGGTCTCGTCCAAGGTGTCGCGATGGCCGGCCGCGCGCTCGCGATGCTCGGTCGGGCCATCATGGTGCTCGGCCGCCTCGCGCTCGCCAATCCGCTGCTCGCCTTCATCGCGCTCCTTGCCATCGCGGCCGTCTACGTTTGGCAGAACTGGGATACGCTCGGACCGAAATTCGCGGCGCTATGGGAGACGATCAAGGGCGCGTTTGGAGCGGCCGGCGCCTGGATCAAGTCGAAATGGGACGCGACGGTCGAGGGGGTGAAATCGAAGCTCGCGAGTATTGGCGACTGGTTCGGCGACATCGGCGCGCGCTTTACCGAAATCGGAGGCCACCTGATCGACGGGCTCGTCAACGGCATCAAGAACGGCCTTGGCACCGTGAAAGAAACGATTTCGAGCGTCGCCGATTCGACCGTCACGTGGTTCAAGGAAAAGCTCGGCATCCACAGCCCGAGTCGCGTGTTTGCCACGCTCGGCGGGTTCGTGAGCGAGGGCGCGGCGGTGGGCATTGAGAGCGCGCAGCGGCGCGTCGCGAACGCGGCGCTCGGCCTTGCGACGGCTGCCGTTGCATCGTTCGGTGCGCCCGTGCTCGCGGCCAGCGCGGCACTCGCCAAGCCAACCGCGCCACTCGTGCAGCCGACCGTGCCGATCGATCGCCGCGCGCCGCTTGCGGCGGCAACCGCCGCATCTTCGGCGGCCGCGCCGGCGTCGCCGATCGTCATCAACATCTACCCGCAGGCCGGACAGGACCCGCACGCGATCGCACGCGCCGTCGAAGCGGCACTCGATCGCCGCGAGCGCGCGAAGCAGTCGCGCATCGGCTCGCGCCTGTCGGACTGACGCACACGGAGTCACGCATGCTCATGTCCCTCGACCAATTCGTTTTCAGTCTCACGAGCGCGCCGTTCCGCGAGTTGCAGCGCCGACGCACGTGGAAGCACCCGACGAGCTCGCGCGTCGGTGCGCGCGACGGCCGCCAGTTCGCCGGCGTCGGCGACGACACGATCACGCTGAACGGCCTGGTCGCCCCCGAGACGTTCGGCTCGATCGCGTCGATTCGCGAGCTCGCCGCGATGGCGGACACGGGCGAAGCGTACGTGCTCGTCGACGGCGCCGGCAACGTTTACGGCGCGTACGTCATTGCCGAGCTGAACGAGACGCAGAGCTACCACACGGCGGACGGCACGCCGCGGCGCATCGAGTTCCAGCTCACAATCGAGCGCGTCGACGACGACGTGCTGCGCACGGCGCGCGAGAAGAACACGCGCCAGGACAAGCGCTGATGGTCACGTCGACGAACGAACGCACCACGCGGCCGGAATCGCACGACGCGCCGCGCGTCGCACGCCTGCATCCGCAACCGGACCATCGCATTTCGGTGGGTGGCCGCGATCTGTCGCGCCTGTTCGCGCCGCGGCTCGTGTCGCTGTCGATTTCGGAGTCGCGCTCCGACGAGGCGGATACGATTGACATCGTGCTCGACGATTCCAAGAACGACCTCGACATCCCAAAGCGCGGCGCCACGATCAAGGCGTCGATCGGATGGGCGGGCGAGCCGCTCGTCGACAAGGGTAGCTTCGTCGTGAACGAAGTCGAGCACAGCGGCAGCCCCGACATCATCACGGTACGCGCGCGCTCGGCCGCGATGACGAGCGGCATGCAGGAGCGCCGCGAAAAGAGCTGGCATCGACAGACGATCGGCTCGATCGTGCGCTCGATCGCCGGCCGGTACTCACTCTCGCCGACAGTCGGCGACGCGCTCGCCAAAATCCTGATCGCGCACATCGACCAGACACACGAATCGGACATGTCGTTTCTCACGCGCCTCGCGAAACGCTACGACGCCGTGATGAACGTGAAAGACCTACGCCTGTTGTTCATGCCGATCGGCACCGGCCAGACGGCGAGCGGTAAGCGGCTCGACGTGCTCGAACTGACGCGCGCGAGCGGCGACAGTCATCGCTACCACGTGTCCGAACGCGAGAACTACGCGGCCGTGCGCGCGCACTACCATTCGACCGGACGCGCGAAACGCAAGTCGGTCATCGTCGGGGGCGAGAACAACAAGAACGTGAAGGTGCTGCCGGAAGATTACGCAACGGAGGCGGAAGCGCGTGCGGCCGCGCAAGCGGAGTTCAAGCGGATGCAGCGCAGCCAGGCAACGATGAGCTACACGCTCGCGCGCGGCCGCGCCGAGCTGTTCCCTGAAATGCCCGTCGTCGTGTCAGGCTTCAAACCGGAAATCGACGAGACGCCATGGCTCGTGAAGAAGGCAACGCACACGATCGGTGACATCGGCTTCACGACCACGCTTGAGCTCGAAATGCGCGACGATCCGACGACGGAGCGGCACCGGTCGCATTTTCGGCGTTCCGGCAAGTAGTGTAGGGCGGGTCAGGACGAGTTGCTGCGCCAGCAGTAGGCCGGCGGATCGGTGTCCGCGAAGACGCCGCCCGATCGCCATGACTTCCACGAGCGCGGCAGATCGACGGCGAGCACGCGCCATTTCGCCAGAATGGCGGCAAATGTGCCTTGCGCCTTTGAAAACTGGATCTTGTCAGCGACGTTCCAGCCGCGGACGTACATGCGAAAGCTTCTTTGGCTCGACAGATACTGCGGCGCGTGCACGCCGACCCACGCGAGAATTTCGGCGGGCGTCACGTCGGGCGCGGACGGATCGGGCTCGATCGTCGATTCGACAGGGATTTCGTCAGCAAGAGCTTGATTTGCCGCTTGCGAAGTGTTTGCCTCGACTTCGCGCAGTCGCAGCAATTCGACCCGATGCCAAGGGATCGGTGAGCGACCGGCAATGTAATTGCGAACGCTCCGCGTGCAACACCGGAGCTTTTCGGCAATTTGGCGGATGGTGAGGCCGTCAGTCAGCGCGAGGAAATCAGGCAGCGCGCCGTGACGGGGAGCGGCGGCATTCATTGGGGAGGACTGCGTTAGATTCTGTAACGATTTGTAAATATGTTTACAAATCCTCGAATCAAGCTGACAAAACTAACAGTCAAGCGACGTGCCCAAAAGAAATGCCAGTTCCAGTTAGCTTCAGTGATTTGACATAACGTGAATTATCGACATAACTGGGATGTAGCCGCTAATTTGTACCGTCCACTTCTGGCTAAGTTCAAATGTTCGGCTAGTCGAACGACTGCGCGAACGCGGACCGGAAGGTCTCGTACGCTCGAAGCAAGGAAATGATGCGCCGGCTGATGACCGACGCGGGCCTGGTGGGTACTGCGCCGGCAGAGCCAAGTCCCCGGACCGCCTCCATCACTGGATTACGGGTTCTCCCCCGGCCACCAAGGCTCCGGCGCGGCCCGGATCAGATAGTCATCCAGGTTCTTGCCCTCCAGCCATTTCGGGCAGGCGCCGCGGCCCGTCCACGATTTGCCCGATGACGGATCGTAGTATTTGGCCGGCAGCTTCTTCGGCTTGTCCTTCACGAAGCCCGCGGCCCTCAGCAACTCCAACTCCGTGATGCCGTACTGCTTCACCTGTTCCCGAATGGCGGCCAGTACATCCGCCTTCTCTTTCTTCCGGGCTTCCTCGAGAAGCAAGTTGACGTGGCCGAGCTGCTTCTGCAGCGAATGAATTTTGCTGGTTGTCAC